TGCTGTAATACTTGGCAACATCATTTGTAAGACAAAAGGTGTAGATGAGTATGTTTACAGGTCAGTAGATAGGCCTGGCGTTCCATATTTGCCACTTATAGCACGTACCTATACAGGAGCATCAGAGCAGCCTAATTCGCTCATTAAACGCACCGAAAACTTGCGAGAGCTATATAATGTCATATGGTATTGTTTAGAATTGAATATTGTTCTTTCTGGTGTTAAGGGAATGATAATGGATAAGTCACAGAAACCTGAGAAGATGAGTACAAAGAAATGGATGTACTATCGTCGTTTAGGTACTATGTGGATTGAGACCATGAAAAAGGGTAGAAAGATACCTGCCACTTTCAATCAATTTCAGAATTACGATGACTCATTATCGCAATCAGTGCAACTTACATGGGAGTTGTTAGGTGGTATAGAGGCTATGATAAGTCGCCAGATAGGTATCACTGACCCACGCTTGGGACAGACTGTTGCCAAAGATCCGGTACATAATGTTATGATGTCGCAAGAGCAATCATCATTAATAACAGAGATACAGTTCTTTGATGCAGACCTTGTATATTCACGTGCTATGTCGCAATATCTGAATCTTGTATTACGCTATGAGCTAAAGAATGGAAAGGTTATTAATTATCTTGATGAGAATCAGGAGGAGATATTATTCCGTATGCCTGCAAACACATTAGATAAAAGTGATTTTACTATACATGCCTGGAATAACATACAGGAAGATCATATGCTTGATATGATACGGCAGAGTGCCATGAGTCAAGTGCCTATAGATGGTATTGCTGCACTTATGCGTGTTGATTCGTTGGCAGAGATGGAGAACAGGCTTGCAGAGATAGTCACAGAACAGGAGAATAGGCAGACGCAGTCACAGATGCAGATAGACAATAACAAGGCCGAACAGGAGCAGCGTACATTACAGTTACAGGCAGAGATAGAGCAATATGCACAGCAGATGACAATGCAGCTTGAACAGGCTAAAATGGAACTTGAAAAGATAAAACTGGATAGCGAGTTGCAATATAAGCAATGGGAGATACAGTTTAAAGAAAAAGAACTGCAAGCTAAAACCGATCTTCAGTTACTTGGTGTAGCTAGTGAGAACCAAGTTGAAACAGCTTACTTACAAGAAACAATGCGTAGTAATAGGGTGCAGGAAGAATTGGAGCTTAACAGGCAACGCATAGAAGCTTTAATGAACATAGGTAATATGCAGGTACAGAAAGAAACAGTAGATAAAAAAGCACAAGTAGATATTAAGAAAGCAGAGTTATCGGCTACACGCAGGAAAAACAATATAAAGGACTAATTTAAAATTTAAGGACAATGAAAAAAGAAAATGTAATTTTTATGAATGAGGAAACTCAGGAAGGTGTTCAGGGTGCTACCATGTCGCAAGAAGAGATAGCATCACGATTAGGTGTGCCAGAAGGTGCAGTCATTGAACAGACAGACGTAGCAGTAGAAGGAACTGAAACGCCAGAAACAGAAGAAGGCCAACAGAGCGATTTTAAGCCATCTTCTTATTGGGATATAGTCAAGGATGTCGAAGGCTTTGAAATGCCCGCAGATGTCACCGCAGAGAACGAGGAGGAACTATTAAGACCATACATAGCTAAGAAGTTTGGCATAGAGATACCAGAGCCGGTTAAAATAGAAGATATTCTGCATCCTGTAGCTAAGAAAGTGCAGGATATGATAGAAAGTAACCCGCAATTATCGGTATTGGACATTGCCAAAGAACTATCAAATGATATGCTTGATGTAAGTCACATGACAGAAGATCAACTTATACGTATGGACATTTTAGATCGCTTTGGATTATATGATGAAGAAAAGAATCCTGATGGTGTTACAGAAGAAGAAATAGAAGACTCGATAGAAAAAATGTCACGTTTGGATAAGAAACAGCGTGCCGCATTGATAAAGGATAACATAAATGCAAAGAATGAAAGTAAGAAATTGGAGTATGCAAAGGTTGTAGAACAGCAGCGGGAAAAGGCTTACAACGAATATTTACAAACAGTAGAAAAAACTTCTACAAAATTACTTGCAGATTTAAAAGATACAACCGATATTTATGGCGTTAAAATCAGTCAATCTGATCTGAACGACTACATAACAGAATTCAAAGAGTTTTTAAAACCCGACAAGGCTACAGGAGAAAGAAAATTAGACCAATGGTTGTCAAACGATCAGAAGCTTTTCAAACTATTTGTACTTGATGTCATGCAGGGGGAAGACTCAATGAAAGAACTCATCACACAAGGAAGGGAATCGGCGAAAGAAGAGATACTTAATAGGTTGAAACTCACGCCACCCAAAAAAGGAACACAAGGAACAAGATTAAACATGCAAGATCCGGAGACTCTACGACTAAAGCTAGGTTCACCGGAGGGAGCAATACAATAAATTATAATATTTTATATAATGAGAATTTTACCTGGTGCGCCAAGAGAATTTGCCAATGAAACTCCGACAACTGCGCACATGTCGAACTACTTGATTAGTTATCCGGAAATGTTACCCCAAGTGTTTACTGCATTTGATACGGAAATCTCTGCATTTTCATCCTTGCTTGCACGTAGGAATATGTATTCCGGTCCGTTGGCATTGAAACCCGAAAGTAACCGTAATGGTTATAAAATAGTTGGTAACCGCAAGGTTATGTGGAATGTTAAAGGCTTCTCCGAAAGGAAGATACGCTTTGTGAAAGATGCTGTATTTGATGGCAGTTATCCTGGTCAATATCAAACCATCATCAGGATATATACTGACAGCAACTGGGCATCACCCAAAGATGTTATTGGTCTTGCCGATGATAACAGAACGCAGTTGTATATTGCAGAAGATCGTTTACCCGAACAAGTGGAGCAAGGATGCTGGGAATATCGTTGTAAGGTGAATACCAATGATCCTACTGATTATGTTCCTACCGGATTGCTGGCTGCTGGTATGGAAGCCAACATTCTTTATAACCAATATGAAGAAATGTCGGAGACCGCATACGAAAAATATACCTTTGACGAAAAGGCATATACCTATCTGACTATCCAGCGTCTGAAATGGTCTATCTCTGGTTCTGCCGCAGAATATAAAGCCAATGCAGTATGGATGCAGCATAATGGCGTAAATATGTGGGTTACCAAAGCCCAGATGGAAATGTTGAAACGTGCCGCCCAATATCGTGAAAACCAAATAATGTTTGGAAAAAGTACTGTAGCTGCTGATGATAAAATCATCATGAAAACTATTGAAGGCTTTGATGTATGTGCTGGTGATGGTATCATGAATCAAGGTGATGGTGCTTGGCGTTTGCCCTATTATGAACTGACAATGAAGCATATAGATACGCTGTTGGAAAATATGGCTATCTATCAGAACTCTTATGGTTCCGAAGTTGCCCTTATCTGTGGTAATCATTTCCGCAGTCGCTTTAATAAGCTTATGCGTAATGAAGCCGGCGTAGATCCTAAAGTTGTTGAAGTCGAAGGACAAGGCAAAGGTATCAATATGGATTATGACTTCTACAAATACAATGGTATCAAGATTATTCCTACCGTTGTACCGTGGTTTGACAGTCCTATCCGTGCATCTATGCTTGGCCCCGATGGTGTACGTACATCGTCTAAACGTGCTATCTTCTGCTCTTTGGGTAATGTTCGTACCAATGAACCTGCTATTGAGCTTCTTGCTCTTGGCAAACGTAACTGGCTGGAAGGCGAAGTAAACGGTATCAATAAGGGAGGCGAAATGGCAAACTCTGTGGATGGTATACACCACCACATATTGTTTGAAACAGGTGCGGCATTGAAAGACCTTAATGGTATTGCCGAAATGTACACTCCGGTATTTGTATCTTAAATAATAACAATAAATAATCATGAAGGATTTAAAGGTAAATAGGAAAGTTGATGCTGCTGTTGCTTCTACTGAAACAGTAAACATTATCGCAGAGCAGAGAACATATAAGACAAGACCATTTTACGTGACACCGATCTATGATGCGGAGACACGTACATATGCAGGCTTAAACATATTCAGTAAAGAGGACATGGAGAAAGCGAATTTTATTGTCAAAGAGAATGAAAGCTATATGCTACAAAATGGTGATAGGCTATTATTACCTAAAGACAATAAAGGACAGTACATCCTTTGTCGTGATCTTATACTGTACGTTATTTACAGTTCGGTACCGGAGATTGCTCTAAGTCGTGCGGAATATAAAAAGGGAATACATTATTTCTATTTGAATAACATTGAGCGCAATGCTGTTATAGAGGTTAGTAAGAAACGCATAGTAGGTAAAGCTTACACAATGCTTTCTGCTGCTTCTATGAAAGACATGAGTGATATGTTGTATTACTTTGGTTTAACACCATTAGAATATTCTGCAGAGGTGGTTGAGAGCAAAGCATACGGTTTTGCTGATGATAGCCCGCAAAAAGTACTTGACTTCTTTGAAAGACGGAGTGTGTCTGATCGCCTGGTATTTGTTAATAAGCTTATATCATATAGGCTTGTATCAAAAGACAGGAATGGATATATAATGTACGATAAGGTTGGTCTTGGTAATGATGTGGAATCTGCTGCCAACTTCTTGTATGATGAAAAGAATGATAAGATCTTTTCCGCCCTTGCTGGTGCGCTTGACGTAAAAGAAGGGCATAAGAACAATTAACAATGGCTACAATAGAAGGATTATATAAACTTGTTCTTGTTGATGTTAGGAAGTCTAAGGTAGGCTCATTGCAGCCTGCTGACTTCAATATATGGATCAACAAGGCTCAGCGTATCGTGGTAGATAATAAGCTGGCTTCAATGGATATTAATACTCGTCACCAAGACGATTTAATGCCCTTACGCAAAAAAGTAGTATTAACACCTGAATTGGAACAGATATATGCCGCACTGCCTATAGACTATTTACGTACAGATGCTATATCATTAACACTCACTAAGGATGATGTTGATTATGATAATGTTTCTTGTTCGTATCTATCTTCAAATAGGTTCGCAAATATTATGAGGAGTCATTATGATAAGCCTTCATTAAAGCTCTGTTATTTTAATTATGGAATAGAGACTATCGACGAACAGGATAAAAGGGTTGTATATGTGTATAAACCGACAGACGCAACTATTACATCTATAAATTTGCATTATTATTGTGAGCCTGCTACTATAGAATACAGTACTGAAAATAAAGATAATGTATTGATATGGAATGAGTCTATGGTGAATGAGATAGCTCAGATGTGTAGCCTTATGTATATAGCAAGTATAGGTGACCCACGTGTACAAACAAATATGCTTATTAAACAACAAACAAATAGTAAACAATAATTACAATGGGAAATTTAAATCGTAACATCACCAAATATTTGATGAACACTGCTGGTGTTGCAGATGTCGCCGCTATCGCTGATGGCAAAGAATCTGGACGCTATAACTTTGTTCTGAAAAAATTCGGTGTAAGTATCCCTGGCAATCTTGCTACGGATGCATATCGTAAAATGAAGGTAAATGTCATGCTGCCAAAGACTGGCGTAAAGCAAGTCAGTACACTTGCAATAGCCAAAAAGTATAATCCTAATGTTGCCTCCTATGAGTTTAGCATTAGTATTGTACGCAAGGCTAAATTTGATGGATTCACCAACGAAGTCATTGATGTGATGCATACCTATGACTATGTGAAAACCAATTTCACTACCAACTCGGCTGGTGCTTTTGATGCTGCTGACAAGCATGATATTCTCAGTACTCTTGCTGAACGTATTAATGCTGACAAATCATTAGGCGATAACCATGTGTCTACCGGTGCTGCTGTAGTGGCTACTCTTGACAGTCAAGACGCGGCAACTCTTTTGACATTGACATCAAAAGAATATGGCGTAGCCTTTGAGGTTAGAGTAGATTCCGACTATTTTACTCTTACTAACAGTGTTGCTGCTGAAAATCCTGCTGGCACCTACGAACAGGTAGCCCGCATCTTCTCTGTTAGGGAAGAACACGCTGGTACTACCCCTGTAACTGCTATTCCTGGTGCTACATATGCATTGGTCGAAATTGTGCAATATACTCCGGGTTATGACAATGTTGTGGCTACTGGATATAATATGCGTGAGCAGAAATATCATCTCTATGTAAAGGCTGATTTGATCTCTAATGCAGGAGTGCTGACAAAGAACTCGACTCTTATTGCAGCTCTATATGATGCTACTCTGGATGCAGGGTTCTTCCTTGAAGGTGTTCAGGAAGATGAAGCTTAAATATTAATAGCGTATCATTGATAGTAAAGGAGGGTGGCTGGCAATCTGATCACCCTCTTTTGCTAAATTTTAAACAAAAGACATTATGGCCGGCAAGACATTAGCACAGATAACAGAGTCTATTATAAAGCAAATTAAGCCGCATATAACAGACGATCAGCCCCTGAGTGAGGGTTGGATACAGGATGAGATCAATGATAGCAGAGCGGCCCTTGTACGGCCTTTATATACAGCCAGAGATATGTTTGCAGGTTGGCATCAGACATTGGCATTGGAAGCAGAAGATGATTCAAGTATAACAATAGAAGATGAAACGATAGAGTATGAGGAGACATTCAAAAAGATACAACTGCCCGGGACACTTATTGATGGTATGGAATGGAAGAACATACAATATTTAGGAGCACATGGTTATGCTGCTTCGTCAATAGGATTCCAAAGGGTAAATGTTAAAGAGTTTGTGTCGTATGGAAATCATCGTTTTGGCTCTACACATCCATGTTATTTTGTAAATGGTGATGTTATCTATGTAAAGAATTCAGGACAGTATTTATATCTTCTTACGGCCTGCTTTCATGATCCACGTGTGGTTAGTGGTTACAATGTAGAAACATCAGAGTATCCTATACCGCAATCATTACATAGGAGATTAGAAATGATAACATTCCAGCATATAGCGCCTAAGTTAAATCTTCCAATAGACCTTATATCGAATCATTTAGATGAGTCACGTGTAGGTAATATGCAGGAAGCTATCAAACAATCACTTAATCAGCAACCAGAATGAACACGCTATTTCTCACTACGACAAAAAGGTTTCTCGATAATACCGGAGTATGGCGTTATGAGAATGTATCATGGCCTGTATATAAGGAAAAGGATTATCGTACCTATAGCGTGAAAGATGTTGATGGTACGTACTTTGATTGTGATATTGATAACTGCATACTTAGTCCTATACCATCACAGCTGGCGAATATGGATCCTGTAGAGTATAATTATCTACGTAGGGTGCCGCAGATAGATGATTATAATGGAGCATACAAATACTTCTTTGGAGTAGATCAAAAAAATAATACTACCGGTCAATACGCTCATGGTGTCTTTGACCATGAAAAGAAAAAGGAGATGATCAATGAAATTAGTCACAACGAAAGCCCGCCCGAATCGGTTCTCGAAAGAAACTTATATATTCAACCTGAAAGCGTATGACAGGGATGATCTCTTTGATGACAAGTTATTTCCTGAACGCAAAAGGACATTCGACTATATACTGAGGAGAAGGATTAAACATATAAGTACGACTGAGACACAGAGGGCAAAGACAAAGGTTATTAAAGGAATGGTAAAGCTTATATTCAAGTTTTACATAAGGGCAATAGTAAGAGAGATATTGAATGGTGAGGAGTTCGAGATACCTAAGATAGGGTTTCTGAGGATGTTGACATTTAAGTTCAACAATAAGTATCAGGGTTATAGCAATGAGAGGCAAATTCAGAAGTTGAATAATCGTAATGATATGCCTGTAATCTGTGACCAGAGAGATATAAAGAAGCATACACGTCTGGAATATTATATTTCATTACATGGTAAGGCTAAGATGCAATTAAAAGAGAAAATCAAACAGGGTGTTAAATATATAAAATAGCTATGGATAGGGGTTTATTTTCAGCCAGAGAAATATATGCTTCTCTTGCAAGTACGTATAAGCGTAAGATAATGGAGTATGACGAGATAACCATTATACGCTGGTGTTCTGATGTGGTAGCTATATTACTTACTGATGAGCGAGCCACAAAGGAAGTGGTAGCAGACATGGGTATGCCGGTAAATCTGCAACTTGCCTTGCCTGATGGAATTGTTCAACTAATACGAGTATATGCCACAGACACTAATGCTTTGGTGCCATATTCACATCAAAGCGCATATGTTTGTTTTGAGCCTAAGTATGAGTTTACCAATATATCGTTTCACTATCGGCAGTTGATGATAGAAGATGGTTATCCTTTGATACCACGCGGATTTGAAAAGGCATGTGAAGCATACTGCATTTATCAGATGTACCATGAAGATTATCTTGATGGTCGTATAGATGGGCAGCGATGGCAGGATATATCGAACACAAAAGATTGGGAGATAGAAGCCGCATCTAGGGCGTGGGACAGCATTAATGATAATGAAGTACAGGCGATAAACAAAATCATAGCCAATACAGGTTATAAAAAGTTTGTACGATGAGTGAACAGATAATAAACAGTTTTAATAAGGGTATGCATAGTGGCATAGATCCTTCCGTATTTCCAGAGGGTTCATATCGTACTATGCGTAATGGTCATATCTTTGCAAGAAATGACAGGGGTTTTGTGGTAACAAATATTACAAAGCCTAGTGCAGTGTTTAGTTTAACTTCGGGATATGTGCCTATAGGCTCATGTGAGTTTAATGGCAAGCTCTATATAATGTCCTATAAAGCTGGCGCTCCATCTATGGTGGAGTTTGGTGTTTATACGCCTGGCGCTACACCGCTTTACAGCCCTTTAAACACACTTAATACAGGCGGAGGTAGTAATAGTCCATTACGGATACCAGCAAGCCTTATAGGATACTCAAAAGAGCATCTGGTGAGCATGTTCCCACGTGTATCATATGATGGTTCAGTAAACCTTTATATATGCGATGGATATAATGCCAATATTGTTGTCAATACAGAAAGAGAATATATAAACACTGCTGTAAATCCATTAGAGGCAAGTGACTTTGCGCAATTCAAGTCATTGGATAGTATGCCGGAAATAGAAGCAGAGGTAATTGATGGTGGTTATATGAAGCCTGGCAATTACTTTTTTGCATTTAGGTACACTACAAAAGATTATAATAGTACTATCTTTTTTAATCAGATAGGGCCTTATTGCATATCAGAGGATGATAGGGGCACATTGGATATTAATGACATAACGCTACCTAAATCTGTAAAGCTTACTCTCACAGGCATGGATGCTGATTACAGATGTGTAGAGATAGCAGTATTGCGCTATTTTGGTGAGACAGAAGTTATGAGTAGTGAGATGTATCTTGTAACCAAAAGGTTTATTGCTGATGGAGATATAGTAATAGATGGAACAGAAGATAGGATAAACATTACACCGGAGGAGCTATTAAAGAATAACATACTTGTATCGACATGTAAGAGTCATCTACAGCATAACAACAGATACTTTGGTGCAAATTGGAAGTCAGATATTACTGATCTACATAGTATACTTTCCAGAGCGGCTGCACGTATCATACCGGAGTTTGTTATTGAACATGGTGATGATGATGAGACTATAATAGCTGATGCCTTTGAGAGAGATTATAGAAATAATAATGCATATAGCAAGATGAAATATAAAGCTGGTGAAGCCTATCCTTTTGCTGTCAGCTTTGTCATCTCGGGTAAATATATTACAGATGCATATCCTGTGTGTGGTTACGATGCTAATGAATTTGATAAAGGGCCCGATGACACGATAGGAACAGTATCTCATACGGTGAAAAATGATATTGTACATTCTTCTTTAAATAATACATATATTGGTTATGAACTGTTTTTACAAAACAAGGGCTTGTATCGCTTTCCTATGTCTATCAAAACAGGGAAATACGGCACATCATTATGGCGTAGAAGATTATATCTTGGCATGATGGGTATAAAGTTTGATACGTCACTATTATCTGATGATCTTGAAGGTATAGACGTTACAGCAGTATTGATTATGCAGGGGGAGAGGGTGAAGAATTGGGAATCACAAGGTTTAGTGCTTCCTATGATAAGTAGATTAATAGTTAATAAGCCAAGTACATATTTTTCGGTAAATGGGTATATTTATAATAATGAAGTAATTGCTTTAGGGGATGGGATACACGATGTGTTTTTTCCTTGGTATTATAATGATGTATTGGGTCCATCAACAAATGAAGCAACACCATACTCACATTTTGCATTTAACTTTCCCGTGCTTTATGTCAGAGGCACAGTAGATCCGGATAATTGGGATAAACCTATTCTTGATTATAATCAATGGGGTTATGTTAGTGCCTATCAAAGAGTAGTGCCTTATGGTCCTGAAGATAATTATACAAATGAAGGCATAAATATAATAACAAATCAATACGACATAAATGAGGTAGCCGAATTTAATAATAAAGAAGCTATCTATTATAGGATATCTGTTGAAGATTTTGATTCACTAAGCATGCCGTATAATAGAATACCAGCAATGAACAGTCGTAATGCCTGTTTTGATTTTGCTTATATGTCACCAGATAAAATATATGGTGAATCTATATTTTCAGGACATATTAGGATGCTATATAGGGTAGATAGGACATCTGTTACTCAATCAGCAAACAAACATCCTAAAGCCATAATGTCACCTTTAGCAGCATTTCCTAAATTAGAACGAGGTTTTGATTATTTTATTAATCCAAACAATGCAAATTCTGGTATGGATCTGGATCGTTTTGTTAATACAAATCTAAGAAGCTATAATACTGAAATGAGGCTGGTTGAAAGTGATCAAATTACCCCTGATGATAATGGATGTATTTCTAGAATGAAAAGTATATTTGAAGTATTTGGGCCATTGAATCCAGACAAAAATGGAGAAGATGCCAATTATTTTGCAACACATATACGTGGAAGAAATAGAAGCGATTTAATGAAGGCTGGTATTATGCTAAACAGACTGATGTTTCGTAATGCAAGCCAAGTATCAGAAGCATCTATAGAAGTACCAGGGCGAGACCAAACAACACACTATTATGGTTGGATGATAAATTACTTAATTGATACAATTGATAGTGCAAGATTTGTTGTTTCATTACCGGCAATTATATTAAACTTCTCTATTAAATCTACACCATATTATTATTTTAAAGATGATCTTAACCGCTCCCCATATATGTTTTCTGATTATATCAATGAGCGTTATAGGTATAGTCCTGAAACAGAAGATTGCTATGCTAAAGCAAAAGAATCATTTACCATAAACAATGAAAGGTATCATCCTATATCTGTTATAACTCCTACTGATATTACAACAGAGGATATTTACAAGGGTGACATCTTTGCACAGGTAGTCACATTCAGGCTTAACAGATGGTCGCATGAGCCATTGCATAACCCGAGAGAAGAAGATTATCGTCATGGTCAGGTAGCGCAAGTATTCCTTGAATGCACAAAGAATCATAACCTGCGTATCTCTGATAACGAAAAGACATTCTTTCCTTATGCAACACGAATGGGGCATGACATAGAAGATTATGCTTTTAAATCTAATAGTGACAGATTGACGAATGAATCATGGTCATACAATGCCGGCCATATGGAATTGAGAGGGATGTTCTCTCGTTATGGTATAGACATCAATGATCCTGTAGCCACAACAGATAAGCCTAACAGAGTATATTGGTCATCAATATATACTGATGGTTCATTTGAGGATGCATACAGAGATATTGCAGTAGGTAATTATAAAGACTTTAATCCAGAGAATGGCATTATACAAAAGATTGTCAAGCATAATGACCGTTTATTTATTATACAAGAGAGAGGCATCTCTCAATTATACGAGGCAAATAGTCTGGAGCAGTCAGAAGATAGTAGTTCTATTATCATAGGCGATCCTGGCGTATTACATCCTAAGATACATGAGTTATCGACATATGGCACACAACACCCAGAGAGTATTGTAACTGGCGCAAATGGAGTATATGGCGTTGACTGGATGCAAAAAAAGATATGGAGCATACAGTTAAAGATATCGGATAGAGGATACTATTTCCATATAGTAGAAGATCTTTTAGAAAGCAAATCACTACGTACATTCTTTAAAGATTTAGAGGGAGCAAGCTATAAGCCCATGAATACATTGGCTAATACGCTATTTGCTTCAACACCAATAGGTATAGCTAGTGGAGCTGATCAAGAGCTTGGCAAAATATATTTTACCTTTCATACCGGTACCAAAATAGAGACATTAGTATATGATGAGAACCAGCAGGTATTTATAGGCTACTATGACTATACTCCGAATATCTATCTCCCATTTAGAAATAAATGTTTAATGTTTAAAGCTGGAAGTGTCAAAGTTTTACAGCCAGAGGGAGCAACAACATATAATAATACTACAGAAGCAGAAGAAGTATTAGGGCCGTTTGTTTTAGAGTTCTATGTTAATGGTATATCGGGTCAACGCAACTTGTCAAATTTACAAAAAGAATATATCTTGCACAGGATATTTGGTTCTGATAATTTATTAAAGCTGGATGAATATGAAAAAGATATAGAGTGGTCTACAGAATATCAGGATAGCAAGTTTATCAGCACAGAGGATAAGGATGAGTTCTGGAGAACACCATACTTTGAAGATCATGTATGGTATGTACCTGTATCAGTAGCAGAACAGGGAACTGGAAATAAAGGGCCAGAAGGTACCGCAGCATATGAATCATTTGAGGCAGGTTCTACTATGCGGGGTGAGTGGTTAAAAGTGAAACTCACCTATAGAGGCAAAGAGGAAATATACATAAAGAATATAGTGACAGACATTTTAAATTCATTTTCATAATGGCAATATATAATCCTCCCAAATCAAATAATTGGGGCAGTGTATTACAGGTAGCAGGGGCAACAACTGCTGCTATTGGTGGTGTAGTAGGGGCTACTGGTGTAGGTCTTGTTGCAGGAGCTGCAATAGCAGGCGTAGGAGCAATAATGTCAGGTGTAGGTTCAGCTATTAGCAAGAATGATCGAATCAAACAGCAACAGTATGACATGAATTACAAGGCAAGGGTACAGAGCGATAATGCTTTGCAGTCAAGTATCAGTAATATTAAAAAAATGGCAAATATAAATCTATAACTATGGCAAAGAATATATCATTATACAGACCAAATATTCCAGTGACTCGAAATATGTATGGAGTTCAAATATCTGGATTTATGCCCGAAGAATTAGAGCAGATTGCAGACGCTGCCTCTCGAAAAGCATCTAAAGAAAAAGCGATAAAAGAGAAAGAAAGAAAAGAGTTAGAGCAGAAAAAAGCAGAAGAAGATAGAATAAGAAAAGCCAACGAGGCATGGGTAAAAAATATAAAAGATCAAATTGCTAAAGCAAAAAGCGAAGGCGTAGATACATCTGAATTGGAAAAGCGATTAGCCGAATATACCAGACCTAAGTATCATACTGAAGATGCTAAAATAGATGATAAAATAGATGATACAAGTACGAAAGTGGACATGTTTCCTTCAGATGCAGAGATGCAGGCTATTGAAAAAGAGGCAGAAAGTGAGAAAGAAAATGCGAAAAATATATCACTACCAGAATTTGGTATAGAAGATGTAAAAGGAATAAAATCTTTTGAAGAGATGCAAAAGGTTGATCCTAACATTTCAAAAAAAGATTATCAGCATGCTGTTAATGCATGGTATATAGCACAGAAAGTTGGCGAGAAGATCGGTATCGACCCACGTTTATTATTTGGACAATTTGGAGTAGAGACATTATTTAGAGATAGGTCTGTATTAGAGCAATATAATTATGGCAATATAAAACATTTTGATAAATC